GACTACCTAATCCAGCACCTTGAACTGATTGTTGAATAATATTTAAAAAACCTGTATTTGGAACTGGTATAGGTGGTGCCATAGTAGGACCTAATGGATTATCCGTTAAATCACTTGTAGCAAAATTAATTATGTTTTCTTTTGCCAAAAAACCAGCACCAGCAGTTGATGTATAAAATCTTATTAATCTTGAAGTATCTTCAAGAGTTGCTTGTAAAGGTAATAAATCTCTATTATGACCTATTGAATTTGTTTTACTTCCAATTTTATTTACAACATATGGTTCTCTACCATCACGACTATCAAATGATAATTGTCCCGCTCCAGCTATATTTGATAATGCTTTTAAAATTGGATCTGCTAAATGTTTACCAGCAGTACCAATTCTAAATCTATTTGAATATCCTTTTATATCTAAATTACCTAAAGAACCCATTCCAGCTCTTCCTGTATCAATGAATACATTTTTACCTTCCGAAGAATTTGGATCTGATACTCCTGTATCAATTCGTGTTCTATAGGTATTTGGTGTATGATCTATATTATAAAGTGTTTCTAAAGTATAGTTACCAAATCCTAAATCTTGGTCTTTACCAAGTGTTGATATATCAAACTTTCTTTTATTTATATTATCACTATCATAAGTTTCTAAACCACTATATATTCCTGTACCAAGTGAATAATTAGTCGTTGTTGGATTTCCAAAAGTTATTTCACCACCAACTTGACTATCAGGATTTTGTATTTGACTTAAAAGATTTTCACTTATATTACCAAATTCACTATGTTCATAATGTGGTGTTGAGGGAAATTCATTTGTTAATCCACCATGAACTCCTTGACCATGTGGTCCTCCAAAATCATCTTTGGTGTTTTTACTTAAATCATTAAATACTGATTGTAAATTTTCTAGTCCCATTATTTTATCCTATACCAAAGCTGGACCTGCTAATGGATCTTGTGTATTATCTAATACAACACTAAATCTACCAGTATCTACTGTGGTTTTGAAATATAAATTATTCGCAATAGCTTCCCCAATAGCTTTAGGATCTGTTCCAGGTAAAGAATTAGCTGGTCCTGAACTAAAATCATTTACTTGTCTAGTTGTTCCCATTATGGTATCTCTTGGATTTACTCTCATTACACCTCTGGATCCCATCAAATGTGTAATTTGTCCTGGACTTGCACGAAAATCATTTACTGTTGCTGGTGTTCCAAATATTTTATTTGCATCAAGTGTATCTAACTCGTTATCACCAAATAAAAATATATTAGCAGCACCAACCACGGCATTCATAAGTTTAACCATAACTCTACCGATTGATTCAACAATACCCTGTAGTTTTTTGACACCTTCAGGACCAGCAAAGTCTTTACGAAATCTTTCTAAAAACGCATTAACAGGACCCCCAAAAGTATCAAGTAAAGAAGCACCAATAGCTTTAATAGCATTTACAATATTTGTCAACATACTTAAAGAATCTTGACCAACCAAGTCATCAAACTTTTGACCAGCCAATGCAGTAGAAAGTGTTAACTTATCGGCACCAGATACCATTTTTGATAATTCAGCCACAGAAACTCCAATTGACTTAGCAATAGCTTGTCTCTGTATAACATTTAATCTATTTAATTCGTCTTCAGAACCTAATTGACTTACTATATCTTTTGTAGCTCCAGCAATATCACCTTCAAGAGCAAGTTGTCTAGCTCTTTGAAAATTTAATTGTCTTCCAATTAATACAGATGCTTCTATTTCATTGGTAATTGAACTTTCAAAATCTAACAATCCCTCGGCAATCTTTGCAGTTGTCTGTAACGAAAGTCCCATTTGTCTGGCTTGAATGGCAGCATCGGCAATATTACTTCCACCATCTTTTGTAAATTTTGCAATCTCTTCGGCAGAACCGGCCATGTCCTTTAATACTGCCTGTGGTGCAACTCCTCTTTGAGCAGCCAGTTGAGCAGTACTTTCTATTAAATATTCAGCTTGTTTAGCAGTCAAGTCTCCAATTTGTATAAAAGTACCGAATAACTTGGTAGCTTCATCATTAGAAAGACCCGTTGCGACTGCCGTATCTAAAACCTTAACAGATAACTTACCAGCTGAAACTAAACCAATTCCAAATTCAGAAGATAAGTCTGATGTTACAGAAAGAACATCTGAAAGATTTTTACCTATTGTTCCTGCAACATTACCAGATACAATTAAGTCATTTCTCCAAGCACTAGCTTTACTTGTTAAAAATCCAAATGTTTTCCCAACATCATCTATTTTTGCAGCGAACTGACTCATCGCTTTCCACATAGCACCAATGGCAATTGCAGCTATTCCACCCAACATGGCAGATTTCTTCATCCATGTTGCACCTTCTTTTTCTTTTTCCAATTGATCCTTTTTTAAATCTGTTAATGTACTAGCAGCATCAATTCGATCATCATCATTACCTAAACCCAGTTGATAAAGTCTTGCCTGCTCTTCCCCCTCATCTACTAAACCATCTACAATATCTCGATTAAGATTTAATAACCCTAATTTCTGGCTACTACTAAGCTTATCATTTTCTAGTATATTTTGTGATTGTCTGCTAGCCTCATCCGCTAAATCTTTTTGTGCTTTTCTTGCTTTTTTACTAAAATCCCAACTTAAACCCTGTAAAATATTTCCTTTTGCTATGTGTTGTAATCTTACAGCCCAAGATTTATTTAAGTCCTCTTCTGCCTTCTTTGCTTCCTGTGCAAATTTAGCCGAAGCCTTTTGAGAATCAGTACCTAATTTATATTGTCTATTTAGTTCTTTTTTTAGGTCTAACTCTTCCTTTACTAAATCATTATGTCTCTGTCTATACTTTAGATTTATCTCTCCATCTTTTCTTCTAAAGTTTGAGATTTGTTCAAGCTCTTTTCTTTCGTTTCTGATATCGTCTAATGTTCTAGCCATTTTAACCTTAAATAGTTATACATTAATAAATATTAAAGATAGATTATTTCTTTGGATTGAATCGTCTTGGAATAGTTGGTTGTGATTTAGATTGAGATTTCTCTATTTGTTCATTTTCTTTTTTCTTCAAGTCCATAAACTCTCGGAAATAAAAATTCTTCAAATGAACGGGCATATCATAGACATCACTAAAGGTGAAACCAGGTACACCGTATATAAAATAAAATATGGATTGATGTGTCTCTAATTTATTAGATGGACTTAGGCCAAAAAAACTCGACTGTAAGCGGAATAGACACGCTCACAGTTTCACCTCCTATTTCGATTTCCGATGTCAAGTCAATATCGGGAGAAATTTCTTGAATGTAATTTCTCAATGCCACAGAGTCACGAGCCAACATATTTTGTGAAAAGGCAGTTATTGTTTCTGGTTTATTATCACCATCAACTTCTATAATTGTATAACGAAGTCTTGTTGATATTTCTGTATTGTATCCAAATTTCTTAGATTGTTCCAAGTCTTTTTCAATTAGTTTCTCTTCTACACCAGTTAATAATTTAAACTTCAGTTTATTCTTTCCAACTGGAGTTTCAAAATCAAACGAATTATCTGTATAATCTACATCTTTAGGTAGTTCTTTAAATGGACATTCTGTTAAGTCAAAAGTGTGTTGAACTTGTTGATCAATATTTTTTGGATTTGTTACCTCACAAAGATATTCTGGACCATAAGCAAGAATACGAGCTGCAACCAATACAGCATTTTTATCACCTAAAACAAGATGTTCTTGTTTAACACCGTTGGTTACTATTAAACTATCTAGTAATTTATCAATAACAACACCTTTTTTAATGAGATTTTCAGACATCAATATGTCTTCTTCTCGTGTTGTCATATATTTTAATTCAACTTTACCATCAGCCAAAGGTGAATCTTTTGGATATACCTTTCCTTGTGATGGAAGGTCTATAACTTCCGTAGGAAATTTGTGTTCTGACATTATAACTCCTTAATACTAATAACTATTAGAATTCAAGTATAGCGTAATCGTACCTCAATGTAAGTGTGATTTCAACAGGCTCAGATGCACTAAAGTCTAAATCACCAAATGTAGCGTCTTGAATATAAGTTCCATATAGTGTCCATTTTTCAACAATGTCACCAACAGGTCCTAATACTTGAAAATTAACATTTTTCTTATAAAAATCTTGATATCCATCACGACCAGTAGCGGACTCATGATGTAATCTTACCCATTCAATAACAGCAGAAGCAGCAGAAGGAACAATCGGGTCATACAAAGTAATTTGCATTGTTTGCCAACGACCTTTACCTTTGACATACTTGGTAATATTCATGTGTTCCAAAACTACTTCGTCAAAAGTAATCTGTGGTCTTTGTGCTGTTTTAATTGTAAAAGCTGGGATACCTGCAATTTCCATGATGAAACGATTTTTTAACTTCGGTTCATATGGTGTGTAAAATATCTTATTCGCTTCTAATAATTCTGCCATATTTTGTCTCCAATAATAAATATCACTTTATCAAAAATTATTCAGGAAAAGCAGCACCAGTTGGTTGAACAACGAAGTCCAATACAATAAATTCTGCAGTTCTTGCTGGTTGTAAGAATATCTGACCAATCAATTGATTTCTATCAATCGTTTCTGGTGTATTATTTGTATCATCCATCACGACTCTGAAAGCATTTAATCCACTATTTGCCTGTACTTGTTCTAAATAAGGATTAACAACATTCAAGAATTGATTTCTCAAATCGGTTGTATTTTGTTCAAATACTAAATTCCTTGAAGATTGAGCAACAAACTTCTTAACATTAATCAGTAATCTACGAACATTTACTCGGTCTAAAGCACTTGCTTTCTTTTGCATTGTCTTTTGACCAAATACTGTTACACCTTGTCCAGGAAATGTAGCAATCGGATTAACATTTGAATCATATAATTCATCTCTTTGAGTCTGACTTAATTTTCTATATGCCTGTACAGCACTATCGATTCCACCTCTGTTTAATCCAGCAGGAGCAAACCAAGGTTGTCCAATAGTATCATTGAAATGATAAACACCAGCAATCACTACTGATGGTGGTACAAACCTATAAGTTCCAAGACTAGCATCTTGTATTTGTACCCAAGGATAGTAAGTAGCCGCATAACTTGTATTACGAGCTTCTGTATTTGCCTTTACATTGGCTACAGTTTCGGTCTTTTTACCATTATCAATTACCACGAAACAATCACCACGGTCTTGACACAATTCAATAGCATCTTGTACAATAGCATTATGTCCAGCACCAGCTTGGTCTATAATTCCTGGTATAAACAATAGATTAAAATCATATTCATCTTTATTATTCAGAACATTCAAAGCAGTTCTATATCCACCACCAACCGCAGCCGATTGTACTGGATAAGCAGACTTACCTGATGCTACTGAATTAACATCAACTCCTTGACTATTACCTAAATCAGATTCATCGTCTAAATAAAAATTAAATGGATGGTCTACTTCACTTCCAAAAACTCCACCAGAAAATGAACCACCATAACTTCCACTACCTAAAGCCGGTAAGAATGATGCTGAATTCGAATATTTCGGAGTCGTTACATTACCATTTTCATCAAGATAATTTGGAGTTTTAGTACTATCAGGAAATGAACTTACTCTTACATATTTTGACCTATTAGGATAAGTACCAGTTTCTTTTACATATGCCTCACTATTTTCCACGGCAACAGTTGTACTTGTATCACCTAGTCTCTTTAAAATATAATTTGTACTTTCCGGATCCAAAGATAGATTTTCGTGAGTTTCAATTACTTGTTTCTTTTTAACTGTATCATTACCTTGTCTAATTAACAAAGTAAAAGTACCTTTTTTCAAATTTCTTTGTGAAACTTCCCATCTGAAGTTACTTGGTCTACCACCAAAACTACCATTATTGAATTGGTCATTAGTAGCCGAACTTGTCAATGGAGTCAATATCATATCAGTACCTAATGAACTCGTGTTATTGAATTCAGGTCCATTACCTAATGCTTCTAAGGTAAATAAAGTACTTTTTGTAGTTGTATTAGTACCACCTTGTATATTGTATCTACTAGTACCAGCAGTTAATGAACTTCTAAATACATCATCTTGTCTTGGATCTAAAGATGTTGTAGTTACTGTTAAGTTAGCATCAGTACCGGCTGAAGTACCAGATATTATTAATGTACCATTAGCCGCTCCAGCTGCAAATGATGATGATAATGTTCCTGTAAATGCACTACCTATTGCAATAGATAAATTCTTACCAAAGGCCTTACCATCAGAACCTGATCCTATTGTTACATATTTTTGGTCATCACTCT